GAAGAATCGGTATACCGGAGATACAGGTATATCCTGTTATCTACATTACAATAAAGAGACAGGACGCATGACCCAAGTAGACAATCCTTTTATGGAGAATGATAATGAAGAAGCCCTTTGATAGAGATCTTTATAATAAAGCAGACAGTGCTGCCAAGAAGCACATGATTAACTGGCTGGAATTTACACANCCCAAGTGTACAGTCAACTCAGAAGAAACTACNTACTTTGATTTGACTGTCAAGACTGATGATCTGGGCAGTCCACAATTCTATGAGGTGGAAATAAAATATGCATGGAAAGGAGATTGGCCTGAATCCTGGACTGAACTCAGGATTCCTTTCAGAAAGAAAAGACTACTGGATAAATGGAAAAAGGAACATCTGGATAGCTTACTGACATTCATAGTTTTCAATCATGACTGTAGCAAGGCATGGCATGTGGATGGAAACACTGTTTTGGAAAGCGAGGTAAAGGAAGCATCAAACAAGAATATAAGAAAGGGTGAATTGTTTTTTCATATTCCGGTTGATCAAGCTTATCAGGTAGATATGTCTTATGGTAAACGCAGTAGTTGATATTGAAACAGACGCTATTGATGCCAGTACCATACACTGTATCGTAGCCCGGTGTTACTCCAGTAACGAGCAAAAGGTCTGGGTGCAGGAAGAGTGTANGGAATTTGGAGAATGGTCCTCCCGAATTGATANCTTTATCATGCATAACGGGATCAGCTTTGATGCCCCTATCCTTAATAATCTGGCAGGATCTAGCATAAAGGTATCACAAGTCAGGGATACCCTTATTGAGTCGCAACTTTATAATCCCATCAGGGAGGGAGGACATTCACTGGAAGCATGGGGAAATCGGCTGGCTTTCCCCAAGGGAGAGTTCAGTCAGTATGAATGCTATAGCCCAGAAATGCTGGAGTATTGTAAAAGAGATGTGGAGCTAACCCTTCGACTTGCCCGGACTCTGGAAAAGGAAGGAAAGAATTTTTCATACAGATCCTACGTTCTGGAACAGAAGATCAGGGCTATTGTAGATCAACAGCAAAGGAACGGCTTTGCCTTTAATCTCAGGAAAGGGATGCTCCTGTTATCAAGACTTGAGGACGAACAACATCAGCTTGAAAAAGATGCAGAGGAAATGTTTAAACCTACTATAACCTATTCACCTGTTAAAAAGATACCCAAGAGTACGCCTTTCAATATAGCCAGCCGCAAACAGATAGCAGAACGCCTGATGGAAAAGGGATGGAAGCCAGAACATCATACAGATAAAGATAATATTATTATTAATGAAGCCGTCCTTTCCACAATCAAGATGGAAGAAGCCCAGATGTTCAGTCGTTACTTTCTCTTGCAGAAAAGAACCGGCCTTCTTAAATCATGGATACAGGCTTGTAAGGAGGATGGAAGGGTAAGGGGTAAAGTGCTGACCCTCAAGACCATTACCGGAAGGATGGCCCATCACAGTCCAAATATGGCCCAGATACCGGCAAGCTATAGTCCTTATGGGCAAGAGTGCAGGGAACTCTGGACAGTTTCTAATTCAGATACCCATGTACTGATGGGAACTGATGCCAGTAGTCTGGAGTTAAGATGTCTGGCACACTATATGGATGATTCAAAGTTTACCAGTGAAGTTCTTACCGGAGATGTGCATAGTGCCAACCAGCGCATGGCAGGATTAAAAACCAGGGATCAGGCAAAGACATTCATCTATGCCTTTCTCTATGGTGCAGGACCAGCCAAGATAGGTAAGGTAGTAGGAGCAGGAGCAAGAGAAGGTAATATATTAATCAGAAGGTTTCTTAAAAATATGCCAGCCTTGAGCAGACTCAGAAACAATGTGCAGGAAGCTGCTGAGAGAGGATGGATAGCAGGTCTTGATGGCAGACAGTTTCAAATCCGGTCTGTTCATGCTTCCCTGAACACCCTTATTCAGGGAGCAGGGGCTATTGTCTGCAAGCAATGGCTTCTTCATATGACTGATCGAATACAGAGATCAGGAATTGATGCAAGGCTGGTAGCATCCATNCATGATGAATATCAATTTGAAGTNTCCAGAAAGGATACTAAAAGACTAGGCCAGATAGCCAAGGATTCAATCAGGGAAACAGTTCATACCTTGGGAATGAAATGCAATCTGGATTGTGAGTTTAAAACAGGAAGTACATGGGCAGAGACACATTAGTAAAGTACTTGACATGATCTGTCAGGTATGCTATAATTTCACAACAATCAGAAAAGGAGAATAATGTCAGATAAAATTTTAAACAACAGGTTAAATAACACTTTTAAACAATCTTTTAAGGAGAATATAAATGGCTGCTAAAAACAGTGTAGTTTCAGGCGAAGCATGGTTTGCATGGGTAACCAAACCCAGCACAATGTTCAAGCCTGAAGGCGAATGGATCATCAATGTTGCAAACCTCGATGCCAAGAATCGGAAGATTGCAGAGGCAGATGGTCTGAATGTACGTAATGGACATGACAAGATTCCAGGTCATTATGTTAAGCTAACCCAAGGGACAACCGATTTTAATGGTGGTCCCCGGTTAATTGATATCGTTGATGCGGAACGTAATCCGTTTGATAGAGAAAAACTGATCGGGAATGGCTCAAAAGTAAACGCTAGTTATAAACCCTCCAAGTATGTGAACAAGCAGACAGGAGAACCAGCCACTAAAGGATGGCTGCAAAAGGTTCAGGTAGTAGATTTGATTGAGTTCACACCTGAAGTTTTTGATGTTGTACCCGGCGGATACGTGAACGAAGCTGAAGAAATTCCCTTTGCTTCTTAACCCCTAAAGGAGACTTGGAGGGTAACTGGTGTTTCTGAAATAAAATTTGACAACCAGTTACCCTCACTTTTTTAATATGAAAACAATTGATACATTGGTAGAAGATATATATGAACTGTTCTCTCTTGAACCTATTGATATGGATGAGGAGGAAGTTGATAAGCACATTGATATTTTTGGCAACATGCTTAAGGTGCATATCAAGGAATTTCTTTATGAGAAGCCCAGAACAAATGGACATCTCAGACTGTCAGCTATTGGTAAGCCAGACAGACAGCTTTGGTATGATGTCAACCATGCAAAAAATGGCGAGACTTTAAAGCCCAGTACCAGAATAAAGTTTTTATATGGCTATATTCTTGAGGAGTTGTTACTGCTATGCTCTTCAATCTCAGGGCATAAGGTTGAGCAACAGCAAAAGGAAGTTGAAGTAGAAGGCGTGATAGGACATCAGGACGCCATCATAGATAATGTTCTGGTTGACTGCAAGAGTGCCTCCGGTCGAAGCTTTCAGAAATTTAAAAATAATACCTTGGTAACCGACGATCCCTTTGGCTACATCTCCCAGATCTCTGCTTATGCTGAAGCTAATGGGATGGATGAAGCTGCCTTCCTTGTCATTGACAAGTCAACCGGAGAAGTATGTCTTACTTCCCTACATCAAATGGAAATGATCAATGCTAAAACAAGGGTTAAGTATCTTAAGAAAATGGTGGATAATCCTGCTATCCCTGATAGATGTTATGCTGGTGTTCCTGATGGGAAGTCTGGGAATCTTAAGCTTTCTGTTGGTTGTATGTATTGTGGGCATAAGAGAGAGTGCTGGGCGGATGCTAACCAGGGTGAAGGTATACGTGTATTCCAGTATGCAAGAGGTAAAAGATATCTTGTTCAGATAGGTAAGGAACCTGAAGTCCCTGAACTAGCGGCTTGGTAAATGCACTGGAAATTTACAGGGAAGCCAGACTTGTCCCAGTTTGGCTTTGTCTATATCATAACCAATATAAAAACCAGGAAAGCTTATATAGGATGCAAGCAATATTTTAATTATAGAAAGGGAAAGAAGAAAGCAGAATCAAACTGGAAAACTTATATGGGATCAAGTAAACATTTNCTTGAGGATATTAAAAAGACAGGTAAGAAACATTTTGTATTTGAAATTCTGGCAGAGTTTAAAAATAAAAGAAGCCTGAGATATTATGAATGTTACTATCAAATGAGATATCATGTATTAACTACAACCCTGGAAGGAACAGATGAACCAGCCTATTATAATAATTATATAGGAGGAAAATTTTACAGGCCCGTACAAGAATATACTGATGACTATTCCTTCTAGTGATCCTATTGAATCCTTATACGATCTAACAGCTAAAGATTCCTATCGAACCTTATATCTCTCCATTATTTTACAGGCTATTCTGGATGTATCCAGACCTGTAAAGGAAGGAGAGCTTAGTGAAATAACAGTACAAAGAAACCAAGCAGACGCCTGGTTTTTTGCTTCTGTTGGTGTTACATGTGAAGATTTTGAAACTGTATGTTACTATGCAGGAGTTGAGCCTACCAGAGTAAGAGTATTCGCTTATGAAGCCATTAAATCAGGAGACATAGAGGATGTCAGAAAACAAATTAGCTCCCTTCTCTACTAACCCTCTGGAAAAGCAGGTTGGAGGAGATCATTATAAGGAGTGCGAGATACAGCCAGTAGAATATATTTATGCAAACAGGCTTGATTACTTTGAGGGCAATGTAATAAAATATATTACCAGACATAGAACAAAGGGAGAGGGTAAGAAAGATGTGGAAAAAGCTATACACTATGCTCAGTTAATACTGGAATTATATTATCCAGAAGAAAATAAACAATCAGAATTGTTTGAAGACTTAATAGAAAGGGGTAGACATGCAAACATCAAATCGTAATCCACAATTCAGATCTTTATTTTCTGAANGCCAATTTTATAATAAGTATTCTCATGAAGGAGCGGAAACATTTCATGAATTATCCTGCACTCTGGTAGATGATGTCTGTCAAGATAACCTTGCCAAGGATGAGAAGGCAGCTTTGATTGATCATATATCAAATCTCAGATTTCTGCCGGGAGGAAGATACCTTTATTATGCAGGAAGAGAAAAGAAATTTTTTAACAACTGCTATTTATTGAAAGCAGAAGAAGATACCAGAGAGGATTGGGCAAATTTATCCTGGAAATCAGAGTCCTGTCTCATGACAGGCGGTGGTATAGGCGTAGACTATTCTGTATATAGAGCAGAAGGACAATCCCTGAAGGGTACAGGAGGAGTAGCTTCTGGTCCCATACCAAAGATGCAAATGATTAATTCCATAGGTCAGAAAGTCATACAAGGAGGATCAAGAAGGTCAGCCATCTATGCATCCCTGAACTGGAAGCACAATGATATAGATAAGTTTCTCACAGCCAAGAACTGGTTTGATATGCCTGTAGGTAAAACAGATGATAAGGATTCTCCTTTACCCGGAATGTCTTATGGAGATATAAAACAACAAGACTTTAATTTTCCTGCACCTCTGGACATGACCAACATAAGTGTGAATTATGATACTGAGTGGCTGCTTAAGTACTGGGAAGAAGGAGAAATAGGAGATGTCTTTAAAACAAATGTTAAGCAAGCCCTTCAAACAGGAGAGCCGGGATTTAGTTTTAACTTTTTTGAAAAGGAAAATGAGACAC